TTATAATATATATGAAATACTTATTCATACTATCGCCACCATACCAGGGATCAACTGTATTATATAAGTTGATTGGTACTTCTCCGAATGTCAGTACTTTAATATCGCCCAAGAATCCCTCACATGTTGGTGAGGGATGTGCACTGTTTCACATGACAAACTATAGAATACAGAACTATCTTAAGATGCGGTTTAACCCAGAGTTTCATCTGGATATGAATCATGTTAGAAGGGCGTATGAATCTATTTGGGATTCAGATAAAACAATAATGTGTGACAAATCTCCACCAACCATAGTCAGAGCACATGATTATGAGAACTATTTTAAGTCATATGGTGATACATACTTTATTTGCTTGATCAGAGATCCCTTTTGCTGTAGGTATGATATGGAGACATGGATGATGTATGCTTCACATATCAAGCACAATATGGAGACTCTCGGAAATGTGATACTAGTCAAGTATGAAGATTTGACGAACAATATTAATGGTACTATCCAGAATCTACTTGATTTTCTCCCTGAACTAGATAATCTGGACAAGAATGTTGATCAGGTTAATGGCATCACATCTGGAGACTGTGTAAATGGTAGCAGAAATTCAAAAATAAGAAACTGCAATGTGATCAGGGACAAAGAACACAAGCTAAAACAACTGAATGACAAACATATTGATTTGATGAAATATTTTGGCTTTGTTGTTCCCAAATGATACACCATGTATTAGATCAATCAATATGTAACATCAAAGAGCTGTTACATATAGTCCACTCTACAGTTGGTTGTTACGACTCCAATACTTATGGTAACATGTATTGAGCCATGTCACCGTGTGTGATATTTCTGCACATGAGCTCAGATCCAATGTATCGCCATCTCCATTCTTCAACAGGTTCGATTTGTCATTATAATGCACTGTGGGAGCATTTGATTCTCCAGCGGTATTATCCAACCTTATGAACATTGGAGGGCTTTTCTCCGAATAGAACTGGTTGCGGTGCTCCACTATTTTTATGAGCGCATCATTATCAATCCTATCATCAATCACTATCTTATATGTAAATGGAACTGTTTCACCATCATTATGGATATCGGTATCTGCCTTATCAATATTTGGGTCTGGAGCCTTTCCTAGTCTCGGGGCCACTCCACATGCCTTGAATGGTCTGTTGGAGAGTGTATTAAATCTTCCCTGGAAAGCATACATCATCAGGGTATCGAGAGGTTGACAGAGTCCCTCATTCTCAATGATATTCAGTAGAAATTCTGCTCCCTTACGAGTTATCAGATAACCCTCTGTTCCAGCCCAATAGTTACACATCATCATCGGTAGGATCTTCATATTATCTGTAGCACTTGATGTGTATTGTATGGTTTCCTCAAGGCGTGGGGTAACACGATATGCTAAAAATAGCATATCCATATGTTCAAGGGGACCTGATTGTTTCTGAATCAATCTCCACTTGTTGGCAAAGTTTGGGCACAATTTAACATCATCCTCAAAAATAACAACATATTTTTTCTCACTTTCTAACATCCGTTTCCATATTTTAATATGTGATAGGGCACAAGCCAACGGCCCCCTCCTACTGTCAAATGAATTTTTCTGTAATAGGCGACAGTTCTCAGGAGTCATATCCAATTTTAGAGCATCCACTGCACTCACTCGCTCAAATTCATAGGCAGTCGACTCCACTTTTTTACTCTCCTTGATGAAGTTCTCACTTCGGTCTTCACGTCGATCCAAGTTGATGTAATAAAATGTCTGTGGCTGCTGAGGTTGAGTGTGAATCTGGGTCTGCGGAGAAAGGTAATTGTACAACGTCTTGAGAGAACTTTCCTGGAGCTTTTGATACTGTTCAACACTCAATGAGCATTTCTGTTGGTGATCCGCATAATTAGACAGGACTCCCTCGACTGCTGTGCGCCAATCATCAATATTGCGGTGGTTTTTCACATATGTCGCAAGGTTTGCAGTTGATTCTATCAGACCTGGGAGAGCACTGCATACGACAGGTATTCCGCATGCAGCTGCCTCAACCGTAACGCGACCAAAACTCTCCACCAGACTTGGCACAATAATAGCCGCAGTCTGTTCTAGGATTGGTTTCAGATCTGGGGTATTTTGTACAACCTTGAGATTCTCTGGTAGTTGTTGTGGGCGATAAATAATCGATTCAGGTTCAAGAGCTTGCAGCTTGCCAACGAGGAAATATTCCTTGCCGTACGTCAGCTCCTCGACCGGACCTACGTAAACAAACTGGTGCTTGGGCATACATCTGGCTAACTCTACCACAACATCACATCCCTTCAGGTAGTTGTAGCTAGTACTGCCAATGAAGGTTATCGTGCCACCACTCTTGCCTCCTTTAACTGCAGACATCCCATCAATGTCAATGGAGGGTTGGAGATAGCAGGTCTGAGAGCCGGGGAATCTGTGGCCATCGCTCTCCAATAGCTGCTTGCTGTTGTAAATATACAACTCAGCCTTGGGATGTCTCATACCTTGGTTTGGTCCATGCAATAGTGTCCAAAATGGAATGTCCAACCTTTCAGCTAGTTTGGCACAGGTTTGTACAGCTCTCTGTTGTGTAATTAGCAAATCAGGTTGCATCTGTAATACATCTGCAGGTTGATTGGTGATTTTTATGACTATTTTATCACCCAGATCACACATCATACGATGGTAAAGGTCATTTATTGTTTTCTCAGATCCTCCAATGCTCGTCCAGTCATGGACATAAATACAGACCTTCTGTCCTGTCTTGGGACTAGGGCTAGGTCTGGAACCGGAGACAGGATCTGGTGCAATTATCTCTCTCTGAGCCAGGAGATCCTTGTAATTCGGAGACAGAGTGGTAATGTATCCTTTTTTGCAGTATTTATCAACCATATTCTGACGAAGTTGGTCCTCATTGGACAACCTGTTGTTGAAGCTATTGTCGCCATTGTAGATTGCGATGACATCATACTCATTGCCCTTGATAACTCTGCATTGACCAATGTTCAGGCAGAAATCAACATCATCTGCAGCAATGATGCTATCATCCATGATGTTGACGGGTTTCGCATTCTTTCCCTTTCCCTTGTCTTTCCCCTTACCTTTCTTGACCCCCTGGCCCTGGTTCACAGCAGCAGAAATACTCTGGTAAAACTTCTTGGTAGGTCCAAACCAGAGCCCACAGAGATAATCCACAGAACTATCCGTTGCAGCTACAAACTGGTCCTTGCTGTTATCCTCACCATCCAGTCTCCAGCCCCAATATCCTAGCAGAGGATCGAGCTTATCGTCGCTGGCACCACGAATCTTGGTGCGCTCATTGATGAACTGGTCGACTGCACGAGAACCAAGGAGCCTGTCCTGATCATGGATCAGGAGGAATTCACTTGTAATCTTAATCTTATTTAAAAGTGCCAGGCGTGATCCTCTTTCCATAAGCATCTTGCCTCCTACCCTCTTACAGATGGTCCTGACCTCCTGTACAAAACAATCATTCCATGAATCTGAGTTTGCATTCAAATGCACATAAATTGCATCCACATTATTCTGCATCATGGCAGAACCCACAAGCTCCATCAGATTATTAATCTCGCTCCGCAGATGGATGATTATGGTACATTGTCCATTCTTGCTGTTCCGTGCAGTCAAAGTAGCTGCATCTGGATTCTTGACAGAAAACTGGACCTGTTTCAGGCTCATTTCATAATATTTCTTAATAGATGCCAAGGCTTGTGGGGGGAAGTGCCGCTCTTTAAGAATTTGCTTCCAAATATTGCTCGCCGTCTTGAACTTGCCAAGAAATAGTCCGCATTGAGCCACCTCGTGTTTGAATTGCCATTGGTGCACCGCTTTCTCTATGAATAGTTTATCCGCTCTTGGATACGGAGTGTTGATCGCCATCATTCCGATCTGAAATCCATACAAATATTTACCACGCATTCTACATGACTTGACAAGGTGATACAGGGACTCCAGACGCCCTGGGCGAGAATCCCAAGCTTCTAACAAATAACCCAATGCTCGAAAGAAGTTTTTATTTGGATCTGCACTCAGAGTACAAATTCCGAGCTGATAACGAGCATAGTAATCCTCCTCTGGCCATCCAGCCAGTGTGAGTCTTTTTGTATACCATTCACACGCCTCTTCATACTCTTTTAAATCTTTGCAGGTCTGTGCCAAATAGAAACAGCTTCGACTATTCTTTGGATCCTCTTTCATGTCCAGCAGGAGTAGCTTCTTATCGCGCTGAAATTTGTCTGAACGGTTTCCACCATCTGCGTGGTGAAGAAATGTGAACCCATCAAATACATCGCTTGTGCATTGGTTTTTGTTCGCAAGCTGTATCGATTCATGAGTTCGTCCGACATATTTCCATTTTTTGGCACCACTCACGAAGAGCATCTGGCGATAGTCGAGCCCTCCTTCGTATTTAATTAGAAATCCATCTTTGTTTGTTGGAATCTTTTGTTTGAAATCAGTGTCTTTCGGGACAAAAACAAAATCTGCGTCCATCAGAACCAGATAATCAGCAGTCCCCTGTGCCTTTTGTACTGCTTTTGTGCGATTGTATCCGAAATCTGTCCACGGAACATGGTGTACAGTGCCTTTAACACCCTTTTCTGACCAATATTTTGTGATAAATTCAGGGGTCCCATCATCAGATCCAGTATCACAAATGCAATATGTGTCAATATAATCCTTGATGGAATCGAAACAACGTGGGAGTACCTTCACCTCATTCTTGACAATCATGACAAGACAGAGTGTCGCAGACTTCTTACTCATGTTCTTGGTCGTGTTCGTGTTCTTGGTCATGGTTGTGCCTAAACTATAAAAGATAATGATGGAATCTCCTTAAGCGCATTCTGACATAGAGCGATTCCACATATATACAACAAGATGAAAGTACTCGCTTATGGGACTCTTGGATGGATTGGACAGATGATGATGCAGATACTACAAGACCGTGGTCACGAGGTCATTGTTGGCCAGTCCCGCATTGATGACTACAAAACATTGGAAAAGGAGATTCGGTCCACGCAACCTGACAGGATTTTTAGTTCCACTGGCAGAACCCATGGCACGTATGAAGGGAAGTATTATGGGACAATCGATTTCTTAGAGCTGCCAGGAGGATTGGAAAAGAATTTACGCGACAATCTTCGGGGTCCGGTCAATCTTGCACTCATATGTCAGCATCACGGAGTGCATCTCACCTACATCGGCACAGGCTGCATTTTCAGCTACGACCAGGATCACCAAATGCTTGAGGACCGTGAGGACCATGAAGGACATAGGCGGCCTCAGAATGGATTTACTGAGGAGGATTTACCCAACTTTTTTGGGTCTGGGTACTCAACCATCAAAGGACAGACCGACATATTGATGCATACGTTCAACAAAAGTGTTCTCAATTGTCGAATCCGTATGCCCATCACAGGAGATACAAATCCTCGTAACTTTATAACAAAGATTACCAATTACGAGCGTATTTGCAGCATTCCGAACAGCATGACGGTTCTGCCTCAGATACTTCCGATCATGGCTCACATGATGGAATCGGGTGAGACTGGTACCTACAATATGACAAACCCAGGTGTGATCAGCCACAATCAGATCCTGGACCTGTACACAGAGAAAGTAGATGCTAATTTTACCTACAAAAATTTTACTCTTGAGGAGCAGGCAGAGATCCTGCTCTCTGGGCGATCCAACAACTATTTAGACACCACCAAGTTAGAGGCATATTGCACCAGTCATGACCTGAAACTGCTCTCCATTGGTGATGCGGTTGTGGCAGCCCTAGACACCTGGGAAAATGCACATGAAAAGAGTGCAAAGGGAGGGTCTTGCAAGCCCCTTCAGGATACTATGACACCCGAACCCCTTTGAAAGCAGGGTGTTTCGGTTTACCTGACTTTTGTAACTGTGTAAATGCCAGCTTAATCTTGGTGCCCAGTGGATAAAGTTTCGATGCCCGGTTGAACATGCATCTGTCAGCATCACTCAACCCAGATCCAACCTTAAATTGGCCATAATATGGTACAAGAACATCCCACCGTTGTCCATATTTGCACCATATTGCTTTGGGATCTGCCCATTGGACCTGGAGTGCCCCGAGGCGCCCCAGGTTTCGGTTCTTACCCTCCTCCCATCCACACACAACACAGTCCTCCTCGAATTGATCCTTAACCTTCAATAGCTTGGGAGTGCGCGTGTTACCATAGTACATACTGCATGGCTCCCGAAGCATTGTTCCCTCGCCACCCTGTGAGACAAGAGTGGCATGAATCAGTTCAAGATGATCAGAGCTCTGAATTTGAATCTGATTGACGAAGACCATCGGCTCTCCCCATTGATGAACGGTCTCTTTAAGGATCTCCATTCTCTGTTCGAAAGGGTATATCTGGCCAAGATGTGGGATATCAAACACCATGTAGCGAATCTGTGCCCAATCATTATCATTTGGTATCTTGTTGCGAATGATACCAGATGTCTTGTTAAACCAGTTGTGCCGAATATACAGCTCGCCATCCAAGGAGACACCAGGTGGCAAGCGTCCAACAAACCACTCTGGAGAGTTGATCATATGTGCTGATCGTGTCCATAAGCTTCTACCATCCCAAACAGCACGCACACCATCCCATTTCTCAGATGCCCACCACCCTCTTGGATCGACAGGCGTCTTTCGATACTCTTCGGCCAGCATGACTCCATTAGTGATGGGATAAACGATCTGAGCACCACTTTCAGCACATGTAGCGTGTGCACCATTCTTGGTGTGTGCACCATTCTTGGTGTGCGCGCCTCCTTTGGCCTTGGCTACCAGGGCAGTTGCATCCAACACTAATGAAACATTAGTAGTCGAACCAGACCCAGATTTGGGCTTAGATGCAGCGAGGGGTCCTTGTCCTTGCTGAGGCTCCGCTCCAGGGAAAACAATCCTGATAGGATGTGCAGAATGAGAGGGCGGTGGCTCTGGGTCTTGACTAGGCCGCACTGGTCTCTCTGTCTCCCCAGGAAAAACGATCTTGATGCGCTCACCCTCTGCATCCACTTCGTTCACCACAGACACAGGGGTGGGTACATCATCATCCGTTGTGTCGAATCTGATTAAAATCTGACTCATGGCTGTTCACAGTCCACATGTCAGAACCGGAATTTACAATCATTTTTCATAGAGGGATACATGCTGCACCTATATCCAGTTTTGGGTAGAAAGTGCGATAGTCAGGACGATATATCAGAATCTGACATGCCTTCTCTGTGCTTCGCATCTCAAGGAGCCCCTCTTCCCCATTGATGAGGATGTGGTATTGCACATTATTCACTGATAGACCAGAGTTAATATGCAATTGTAACAAGTAAGGTGGTTCTTCTGCCTCAAAATTCAATTCCTGCTCAAAAGGTGGAATATACAAAAAATCCTTGTGCAATAGGCCCAGCCTGATCTGAACAAGATATGCTGGTAGATATGAAGTTGTAATGATGGTCCTGTCTTTCACTCGCAATGGTTGGAGCTCGATGCTATCAATGAGTGGGACTCCCACTCCAAACCTCTTGAGGTGTGGTGCCAACTTTGCAAGAATTGTGCCTGAACTCTCTATCAAACTGTTTTGCGCATTTTCCAGGAGAGGGAACTGTTTTTCATACATGCATGTATCCTCTCCAAGATGAATGCATGAAAACTCTGTCACTGCAAGTTCATATGCGACGAAGTTCCGGTAAAAGAGGAGGCCAATAATAGTATTTTCGGACTGTGCCTTAAACCAGAGCGTATATACCTCTGGATCATCTCCTCCCTCAAAAAAATACTTGCGAGGTACCAGAGCATTGCCAAGAACTGGCCTGACCCGGTGTTTTTCATGTATGAGTGTGACATCCTGAGCCAGAATGAAAGCGCGGTCCCCCCTGTTCAAGTGAGCCCTCGCTCGCAACATGTACCAATGGTCTGGCTGAGTTTTTATAAAAGAGCGAAGGCCTGCACTGGTATATGGACCTGAAGGTGATGTTAAAATCAGCTCGCCGCCTCTACGATGAATATCTGTCCCTTTGTGCAGGTGAGCAATTCCCCATTCTATTTTACCGCTGGGAGATTTTAGAGGCCATGGATTCACTGCCAGATCGTGAACCACCTCAGTATCAGTATCAGTATCAGTATCAGTATCAGTATCAGTATCAGCATCAACATCAACATCAACATTGAGTCGATGTGTCGAACTACCTTGACCTGGGGCTGACCCCATCTATATTACCATTACCTCCCAAAAAATCCGACTCAAAGAGCCGCCAGGATCATTGACTATCGCTCTACCTCTTATACAAGCCTAGGTCTAGGGCACCAAGGTCTTCTGAGTCAGGAACTATCACACTACCTCTTATACAACCACCTTTCCTGGAGCGCGCACTTTTTTCTGAGATTTTCTGGTTTGGAGAATTATTTTTAATCCTCCAAAATGTTTGTGAATTTTCGCATCCCAGTTACTGTAATTGTGGTACTATTAGCTAGACCTAGGG